CCAGTCATATTCTGACCATTTAAGGTGTACTGTCTTGAGTCCATAGTCTGAGGCCCTGTAGGGTTAAAACCTTTAAGGTACTCAGGAGTCACATAACCGCTTTTTCCTCCCCCAAATTTTGACAGATTTGCCATAGTGGGAGGTAAGCCACCGGGCGCACCGACTTGACCTCCGCGTGGTTGATTACCTTGTGCAGTAATTGGGCCGCCAAATCCACCCGGCATATTACCTATGCCACCGGCTGGAGGTTGTATATAACCACTTGTCTGTGGGTTTATACCAGTACCACCTCTTGGAACTGCTTGAATTTTTCCTTGTGCATTGCCTTGTGCTTGACCAGCCATTAGCGACCTCCCGGCATTTTATTTTTATTCACGTAATTTCCACCTTTAGACTTATAGGTTTTTTGTGAAGCATACTTTGAAGCTTTAGGTGCGGTTGTTGCTTGAACGTTGTAATTGTATTTAGGCGCTCCAATATCCATTACACCAGCTCTGCCGCCAGCATCACCTTGTCCAGTATATCCATAGACTGATTTACCACTTGCGTCTTCACCTACTTTAGTATTTGCGTATCTTTGTGCCATGGTTTCAGCATAGGTTAAATCCGGATTACCACCACCAAAATTAACACTCATGTTTCCGCCGCCGCCGCCTGATTGTGCTGGTGCGGCATTAGTAGGTACTTGATTACCAAACAATGAATCGTATGCATCTACAGTATCACCATAGTTTGCTTTTAAGTTTGTCATTGCTTCGTCATATAATGGAATAGAACTGTAACCTTTCATACCATTAGCGAATGTTGTTGCTTGAGGCATACTGCTCATAGCATCTGAAGGGGCTTGTAGACCAAAGGCCGCCGCCGCATTATTATTGTTCTGAAAAGCCGCCGCTTGATTGTCATTAAACGCCGCTACTTCAGGCCCGTAATAAGGCATGTATTCAATTTGTTGTAACGCTTCAGCTCTTTGTAAGTTTCTATCTGCTGGGCCTCTTACCCATTCAGGAACTGTAGTCTCTGTTGTTGTTTTCTGCCCACCACCTTTACCACCGCCGCCTGAACTCATGTCAAAACTCCTTTGCTAATATTGTAAGTTGTTCTGTCCACCCCTTTGATTCCAGAACACGTTTCCATCCTTTTCTGCCGGCTATTGACATCGCGTCACAACCTTGTAATTTTCCCCATGCCATTGCGTCATCATGCATGTCTGTAATTTGTTTGATTCCGTAGCCTTTGTTACCACCAGCTAAGAATACGTGTAGCACTTTCTTGTTAGGATACACTACTATCTCTGTTACCGCACATCCGTTTGACCCCATCCACAACTGCATGTGACCACTCATTACGCCATCAACAATATCTTTAAAGTCATGAGTATCCCCGCCTTTATTAAGCGCTGAGATAATCCAGTCTTTTCCTTTTAATAATTGTTCTTCCATACTCATGGGTCTAATTTTAACTTAATCCAAGCGCCACCTTTAGAAATAACTGGACAATCTTGTGCGGCATCCCACATTAGTATTCCATCTTCTGTAGCTTTTGCTTCTGAATCTCTAAACTGTAACTTATTTCTAGTAGCAGTTAAAAATTTATTAAGTCGGTCTCCGTAAGTTTTCCAATTATCACCTGTTGGCGGTGGAGGCATAGCTACACTCATCTTCTACCACCAGGATTTGCATCTATTCTCATCACACCTGAACGCCAGTTAGTGTTTGCTTTACCCTGTATTTTCATACGCATCTGTCTACCTGAAAACCTAACATCTGTTGGATTGCTTAATTGAGTAACTCCATGGTTTGTTTCGCTACCATTTGGATGTTGTCTAGTTTTAAACGTAATTTCAACTTCACCTTGTATTCTTTCGTCAGGTATTAATTGGTTTACTCTCATTATAGTATCGCCATTACCTAAACTAACAGGGCCTGTTTCTGCAAATGGTTTGACGCTATCATGTGTGTAACCAGTCTCTTGATTATAAAGATTACCACTTGCATCTCCCCATATAGGGCTTTTAAAAATACCTTGGTCAACACCAGCAGTTCTTTGTATAGTACCTGTTGCCCAATGACCTTCTTTGTAGTCTAAGGTTACATATCTGTCATTTTCGTTTGAGCTTTGTGAAGGATAGAACCACCATATCTCACCAAACTTTGAATTGTGTACAGCATAAACTTTACTTATTTGTGCGGGGTTCATATCATCAAAAACGTAGTCCGCAACTTCACATGGAATTTCTTTAGCAGTAGAGCCATCAAAAGTAAAGAACCCTTTTGCTCCCATCCAAAAAGCGCCCTCATCTATTGAGACTGCACCTTTTCTTGAGCTTACACCACATGCTGTTCCTACTCTTTCAAATCCATAAACAAATGGCGCACCTGAATATTGTGCTACGTGTGCGTCTGTGTCAGTTAAGATAAGAGTTCTACCTTTAATGCGAAGACCACACATAATCTGACCATTGGTTACTAATTCAATATCACCAGCTTCGTTTGTTGCTGATGCAGACCAAACAGTATTTGCTTCTTTATCACACCAAGCAACTTTACGTGGATTACCACCAGCACCTAAACAGAATACAAAGCGTTCCTCAGTAACAACCATACCTTTATTGTTTACAGGAGCGTTAGATACTATCTGTGCTTTGACTCCGGTGTTACCTTGCCATTCATATAACTTACCATCTTTTGAAGACACAGCTAAGAGATAAGCTCCCCAAGCATCTAATGACCAAGTAGTAGCTTCTGAATACACACCTGAACTTGTGGGCGCTCTACCCCAACTTGTTTTGCCATAAAATCCACCACCAAAGCCTGTGTTTAACGCACCACTTATTGTTCCTACTACTAAATTAGCTGGAGTTATATCGTATATTGTAGATGAAGGGTTCACATAGTATAGTTTGTTATAAGTTCCACTAGCTAAATGTTCATTAGTAGAGTTGTCTAGCCATGCAACCATAGCTCTAGGAGGGGCGGCAAATGCACTAGCTTTTCTAACTACCCATCCACCTACTGGCCTCATTGAACCATCATGCCATCTAACTAAACTAGCTTCACGCCATCTGTTAGAAGACTCAAAGTCTGTTCCGTTTCTGTGTACACCCGGTGGTATTTGTAGTGGTATTAACATATTATGCCGCTATCTGCGTCCAAGTTACTGAATCGTTAACAATAATTTCCCATTTTTCTCTACCTACTGTAGCAGTTACTGATGTTGCACTTACTGCGCCTGATGTACTTTGTACTCTATTACACGTAGCAAGAAGACTTGACGCTGGTTGTGTGACTGCATGTCCTTGATGTATTCTTTCAGAGTCTGAAGCTACAGTTGAGAATACTAAATTGCTAGGTGTATAAGCTATACCACCCATGCCTGAATGGATTGAACAATAATAATATAAATCAGGTGCATCAACTGCTACAACAATTGTCGTTTTAGTTGACGAGTTGTGTGTAACTCCCGTTGTATATTGTGCGCCACTATTATGCGTACCGTCTGAAGTAGTTGAAAATCTAAACGGATGACTTGAGGGGTAATTAAAGACATACGTATTACCTTCAACTAAATTCAAAATTGGTTGTTGTACACCATTTAAGAAGTATTTATTATATCCACCTACCGATTGCACAGTCACGTTATAGTGCTGAGTGCCACCTGTCGATGCGATACCACCTCTCGTGGCAAAGCCTAATACTGCAATACTTGCGTTAGCTGTTGGCGTACCTGAACCAAATCTTACTCGATTACATATAGCGGCAATAGTAGCTGTTGGACTAACTGTAGCCGCACCATTTACCATAAACACACTATTACAAGTAATTGTTGTAGTTGCGCTTGGATTAGCACTACTCTCTCTAACCCTTACGATAGTTGAGGCTGGTACAACTGTAGACGTAGAAGTCATAGGAGCGGCACTTGTTCTAACTCTTGTACCGTTACCATTACTAGTAGCTACAGTTACTGAAGTACCGTTTATTAAGACTGAACCTAAAGCAACTCTTCTTGCTATTGCGCTAACAGTAGCAGTAGAAGTCATTTGACCGCCATCTACATTAATCTTTTCACCATTACAAGTAACTGTAGATGTAGCTGTTATTATGGTTTGTAGGTTTGATAAATCAAAAACACCTACGCCATAGACATAACTACCATAACCTTGTGCATCTGTTTCTTCAAGTATAAACTTCTCACCAGCCGCACTAACTCCTGAAGCTACTGTTACTGTAACTGAACCACCTGAAGCAAATGTTGCATTACCAGTAATAGATACTGAAGCTGAGGCTATTATATTTCCTGAAGGAAACAGAGCAATTCTCTGACCACTACACGTAGTAGTAGAAGTAGCATTTGCAATTGCATCAGCCGCCGCAGTAAAGCCGCCTATTGTAGCTACACCTGAAGTTGCACTTACTTCTAACGCAGATTGATGTATACGCTCACTAGAACAAGCAACAGTCGCATTACCATATATTACTATTGGTAGTGAGTCTTCACCAAATTCATGTGAACCATACGTACTCGTACCATACGAATAAGCAGTAACATTTAAAGTTGCCACGTCAGGCCCTAATCGTTAGATTAGTTCAGCGTTATATCTAAGTCACCAGTTGGCACACGGAATACGTCACCAGTAGCAATAGCTTTACTTGACGATAAAGTCGCATAAGCCATTAAGTTACCTGACGTTGCCGCATCAAAAACTCCAACGTGAGTTACTGTACCCCAACTACCTGTAGCAGTCGCGAATTCAATAGCCGCATCATTAGATGTTGTAGCGCCTGAAGTTGAAAAGTCTACTGGTCTTCTCGCATATGCACTACCTGAAAGCTCAGTACCTCCACCAGCTTCTCCCGGTGCGGCTGTAAACAATCCTAAGTAATGCTGAGAAGGAGCTGTGTAAGCCGCTCCAGCAAATACGTGGTCTAAAATTTCCGTTTCTAAAAAGTTTGTAAAACTCATACTAATCCCCTCACTTTAAGTGTTAATCCTGAGCCACTAAACATAGCATCCTCAGAGGTTTGGTTTAATCGCTGTA